CTGCATTAATTAAAGAGATAGATGAAGAACTCAAGCCGGAGATAGTAATAGATGAACTCGATAAGACTATACCTACCTGAGAATGGTATAACAAAGATATTTCACTGGAATATGTTAGGCGAGGAACTCCAGGCAGAGATTCTCGCAGAGTTAGGACTTGATTATGAGATTGATAGACCGGATTGCGAAACGGACTAAAGAGAAGATTGAGGCAATCAAGAAGAAGAGACTGGAGATAGAGACTTCAACTGCTATCTATGCTCCAACCTATGACGAAGAGTCTCTAACTATGGATGTTAGGTATCGCTCAACTCCATATGTGACTTACACATATATGGGTGTTTTACCATCTGAAGCGAAAGGGCTCGAAGAAGCAGATTCTGCCGGATCGTATAGTTATTACAACATTAGACCACATAACTTTAGGAAGAGCAATGATTGAGATTGAAGACTTTGATATACTTGTTGAAGAGAAATTGAATCGCATATTGGATGAGGCGACATCTCAAACAGTTATGAAGAATCTTGGCGAGGTAATCAAGAAAAAGATTATTAAAAGAGTAAAAGCGGGCTATGGATGTGCAGAAGATGGAAGCCTATTGTCCATCCTCAAACCACTCGCTGAATCAACTATCGCATCTCGAAGGAAGAAGAAACTTCACAAATCAACGACCGCCTCAAAATCAAATCTAACAGAAACTGGTAAGATGTTGAATTCATTAGTGGTCTCAGTCTCCGATAACACAATCACTATTTCCTGTGGCGAGAAACTCAAACATAAATATACTTCAGAGGAGAGGCCCTGGTTCCATATGTCTGAAAAAGAAATAGACCAAGTTGTTGAAGATCTCGAACTTGTTGTCAAAAAAATAATCAAACAAGAAAAAAAGCAATCAGGAAAATAATTAAATAGATTCTCCCAGAATGTCAGCCACCAATTGAAGGTTAATTATTTGAACGGCTCGTAGCCGATAGGAGATTTTTATGTCAGATGATAATTCAACTGTGTTGGATAGTGACAAGTCCAAGTCAGAGGATAAAGTAGTGCCCGCAAAAGCCTACGAAGAAGTTAAGGCAGATATGATTAAGTATAAAAGTGAAATGAAGAATTTGATGGACAAACTTAGTAAGTTTGAAGTCAGTGCTTCAGAAGCCGAGAAGAAAAGACTCGAAGAAAAAGAAGAGTTTAAGAAACTCTACGAGCAAGAGAATAAGGCGCGCTTAGAACTTTTAGAAAAGCATAAGTCTGAAAATGGTAAGTTGGTTAATGGATTAAAGATTCAGGCAGTTAAATCTGAACTCAAATTCAAGAAACCACAATACATCAACTTCGTAAATCTATCTGATGTAGAAATTGGTGAGGATGGCAATCCAACCCAAGAATCTCTTCAAAGAGTAATCGCAACTTTTAAACAAGATTATTCAGACTTGTTAGAAGTTCAGCAAGTGAAGAACACACCTGCCAGTATAGCACCAAATGCTAATAAACCAGGCGATGTTCCACTAAGTAAGATGTCTAAAGAAGAAATGACTAAAAGACTCAATGAGTCTGTGAAGATAATCATTGAGCAAGGCAATAAGAAATAATTTTTAGATTGGAGATAGATTATGACAGACAATGTAATGACAGCAACCCAAACTGCTGGTAGCGCACAGGAATTTGTATCCAGCGTTATATTAGAGTATTTAAACAATGGAGATGCTTTAGCCGCTTGTATCACTGACTATTCAAACCTATGGAAGAAAGGTGACACTTCAGTTACAGTCCACGATGTTGGCGGCGTAACATTCGCATCTATTACAGATGATGGTTCAGATAGAGACTCACAACGAATTACTGAAACAGCAATCAAGATTGATATCGATCAATGGAAGCAAGCAACTGTTAAGATTACTGATCCTGCTCAGATTTTTTCAGTTCTAAATCAACCTGCTGTTATTGTTAATAGATTCGGTATTGGTGTTAAAGAACATATGGACGAAGCGATTGCAACACTTATCCTCGCTGGTGCTTCTGCAAGCAATCCTGACAATATTATTCAGTTAGGTGGAGACGGCTACGACTCATTTGACAAGACCACTATTCTCAACTTCCGAAAGAAACTCAATGAATCAGAATTTGGTTTTGATGGCAGATTTATTGGTATCGCTCCAGAAGATGAAGCAGAAGTTCTTGCAATTGAAGGCTTCGTTGATGCTTCTAAATATGGTAATGCGAATGCAGTCCAAAATGGTATAATTGGTCGACTCTATGGATTTGAAGTTAAGGTCCATAATAAATTTGTGGCTGGTTCTCCAGTCGCTTGGCACAAATCAGCAGTTGGCTTTTGCCTCGCTGGTAATCCTGAAATGGAATCTCAAAGACTATTACTACCATTATGTCAATTGTTCTCTTGCACAATGTATTATGGTTTGAAGGTTCTAAGAGACTCTGGAATTGTATTAGCGAATGCTACCGGAACTCTATAATAAGAGGTAAGAAGTGTTAGATTTAAATACCAAACTGAATGTCTTTCTGAAGAGTGGAGAAATCTACACTGATTACAGCGACTATGCTTTTGATTTACTAAGAGACGGCTACGATTTAGTTACAGATACAACTGACTATCTCTATATAGGTTTTAGAAAGCCTATTGCCTCACTATATCTGAACTTCCAAACTCTAAATACCCAGGCTAACACACTATCACTTGAATACTGGAATGGAACAGCCTGGGTTGCAATGGTTGATGTTTATGATGATACAAAAGGTTTCACGAGAAATGGATTCATTGAATGGTCCGTTAATCAAGGTAGTGAATATGGTGAGGATGATAGCGACTGGGATGAGTTAGAAGTTAATAGTATAACTAAATATTGGCTGAGACTTCATCCATCTGTAAAGCATAGTTCAGGCACAGAAATAATGGGTATCGGAATTGTCTTTTCAGACGATCAAGATCTAAGTGTTGAAGTGCCTCTGATAATGGATGAGTTATTTACTGATGCTAACTGGGCAAACGGTGAAACGTCATATATTAGATTACATTGTGCTGCGAGAGACGAAATAGTTCAGTATCTAAGAAATAAGAATGTATTCACAGTTGGTTCATCAGAAGTGATTAAACGAGACTTGACTGCTTGGGACTTTCTACAGATAGACCAAGTAAAGAAAGCATCTGTTTTTTGTGTGTTATCAAAGATATTTGCGAATTGTTCTGATTCGGTTGATGATAAATATTATCAGAAGAGTAAGTTCTATAATGATAAGTTTCAATCGATTATAACAAGTTTACAAAGTCTATACTTAGATACTGATTCTGATGGAAGTGTTGATAGCGCCGAAAGAAATAATGAACTCTCATTTAAAAGAGGTTCGAGATGATAGCCGCTATTATCGCAGCATTAAAGACTGAGATTCAAACAGCACTTGGAAGCGATTATAGTGAGTTAGCATTTAATTATGATTTGAGTAAGAATCCATTCAAAGGTAGTAAGAAGAAATTCGGAGTTAAGCCTCTTTATGGATATGAGGTCTCTGGTGTTACAAGAGCAGTTACAATCGATCAGACATTTAGAATAATGTTGACATCCGATTACTCAACAAAGAGCACTGGAGATGTTAGTTTAGCAGAGCAAGTGATAGTGTTACACGATAAGGCTATAGATTTGTATAAGCGAATATACAACACAAAGGCTGGACTTGGTAATGTTATTGCCCAAGTGAAAGAAGTTACAGTAAGTGAACCAGAAATTTTAACAGACTCGGTAATCGTTATTACTTGTGATTTAGTAATTACTTATCGAACTTTACTTTAAACGATTGGAGAGATATATATGGCAGATTGTGTAAAGGGAAACACTACCCTCGCCCTAAAAGAGGAAGTGACTGAGGGCGTATATGTCGCTCCCTCTGCTGGCACAGATTTTGTGGCAGTTAAAACTGATGGTGTATCAGTTGAAATGACAAGAGACTTAAAGGAACGAGACATTCTAACATCTAAGTTAGGAAAAGTAAATCCTCGACTTGGTATGAAGAGTGCCTCTGGTAATATTGGTGTAGAGTTAAAGGCATCTGAAACTAAAGGTGCTGCTCCACAATATGGAGTATTACTCAAATCTCTATTAGGTGGTGTAAGATCGATGGCAGAAGGTATTACTTCTGGTGAATCTCATACAACCTCAAAGATTTATTTAGACAATTCAGACGGATACATTGTAGCGAATGATATAGTTGTTGTTGAGCAAGCAGATGGATATCATACTTCCAGTGTAGCAACTGTTGATCCAACTTTCATTACATTACACGTAGCGGCTTCCGAAGCATTCGATAATAATGTAGTTGTTGCACCATTCACAACTTACTATCCTGCCGATTCTGGGCATAAGAGTTTCTCATTAACTAAATGGGTTGAAGATAACATCAAGACTGAAATTAGCGGCTGTATGACATCATCTCTATCCGTAGACAACTTTACAGTTGGTGAGTTGGCAGGCTTTACATTTGGTATTAGTGCTCTCTCATTTGATAAGAAGGTAGAAGCACTTGCGCTAACTCCATCCTATGAAGATGTCCAATCTCCACTTGTATTAGGTGCTTGTGTATATGTTGATGGTGTTGAAGTCCCTGTT